ATGGAACCTTCACAATGTACATCACAAAGGTGACTTTCATAAATGATTACACATACACCATCACGGATGCTGACTAAGGAGAAACATGGCTACTGTAACAGGATACACTGCTCAAAGAATGAAGCAGATCGAGGATTCAACGATTGTCGATGGTGACATTGTTGGAACCGATCTGATTCTAAAAACTCGTGATGGATCTAATATCAATGCCGGAAGCGTTCAAGGTCCGATTGGTCCCGACGGTCCTCCAGGTCCCACAAGTATTGAAGTGTGTACCAGTACTACAAGGCCAACCGGTGGTTCTTTATTTACTGGTCTTGGTATTTATGAAACAAATACGAAACGTTTTTATATTTATAATGGAACAGCTTGGGTTTATAGTGGTGAAGTGGTGATTTGTACATCAACCACAAGACCAACGTCTCCACCGGCCGGTATGGAAATATTTGAATCTGATACCGGTTGGAAATGGATTTATACTGGCTCAGTTTGGTTACCTACCAGTTTCCGTATATTGGGACGTGTTGAGCGTACTACTGTTGCTGGTCCGGTTAGTACAACCGCTGCTGCAATTTCAAGTATGTCTATTACGTTTACTCTTGCGACTACACGCAGTGTAAAGATAGAAGCATACATACGTCATTTTACGGTTAGTGCTCCGAGTGATTATGGTATAGTACAAATTCGTAAGCAAGATAATTCAGTTCTTGCTGAAGGTTTGTTCGGAGCCAGTTCGGTAGCCGGTGGTGTATATTTGGGTTCTAGTATGTTTCTTTCTAGAATAATTAGTATGACTGCAGGTACTTACACACTTTCATTGTGGTGTGGTGCAGCTGTTGGAACAGTTACACAAATCAATGCTACGGCATCTTCTCCGATGACTCTTTATGCAACTGACGTCGGATCATGAAGTTTTATGATAAAGCTCACTGGTAAAGGTGAATGGGAAAAGACCAGACACTGGATGGAAAAACTGCTTCATGGTAAATTATGGTCCGCATTAGATCATTATGGTGAATTGGGTGTTAATGCATTAGCAAATGCTACCCCTGTTGATACAGGTCTTACTCAGGCTTCGTGGGGTTATCGTGTTATTCGGGATCGTCGTCATATTGGACTTGAATGGTTTAACACGAATGACCCGATAAGTGGAGTTTCGGTTGCAATACTTGTTCAGTATGGGCATGGAACCGGTACTGGTGGATGGGTACAAGGTCGAGACTTCATAAATCCAGCTATGAGACCTATATTTGATATGATTGCCAATGGTGTCTGGGAGGAGGTGAAGAATGGCTAGTGTTGATAATAGAATAGTGTCAATGGAGTTTGATAACTCGGCTTTCGAGCGTAAACTTAGTGAGACTATTGTAAGCATAGAGAAGTTGAATGACACTGTCAAGCACGTTGGAGAGAATCAAAGTTTTGATCAACTATCCGCCGCTGCTAGCAGGTTTGATACTTCAAGAATGGCCGCCGCCATTGAAAACATTAGCGGTAAATTCACTGCTCTAGGTGCTATCGGTTTCGCGGTAATCCAGAAGCTTACTCAAGACGTTATTGGATTTGCAACTAGTAAAGTTCAAGAAGATATTCTCGGCCCAATTATTACTGGTGGTCGACAAAGAGCTCTGAACATCGAGCAAGCCAAGTTTCAGTTCAGGGGTCTTGGTGTAGACGTACAAAAGGGAATGGATAGTGCTCTTGCCGCCGTCAAGGGTACAGCTTTCGGATTGGACGAAGCAGCTAAAGCTGCATCTCAGCTGAGTGCGTCAGGTATTGAAACTGGCGATCAGATGACCAGTATTCTAAGAGGTATCGCTGGAACTGCAGCAATGACTGGTAGTTCGTTCACAGAGATGTCAGACATTTTTACGGCATCTGCTGGTTCGGGTAAGGTCAACACCCAGGATTTGCTACAATTCTCTACTCGAGGCCTAAATGCGGCAGCAGCTGTAGCCAAACAGCTCGGTGTGACTGAAGCGCAAGTCCGAGACATGGCGTCGAGCGGCAAACTGGATTTCAAGACCTTCGCCGATGCAATGGACAAGGCATTCGGTGCTCATGCCACAGCCGCCAACGAGACCTATGCAGGCTCACTCGCCAACCTGCATGCCGCTTTCTCAAGGCTTGGTGCAAGCTTCTTCAGTACCAAGCTCGAGCAACAGAGAGACATCTTCAATGCGTTGACTCCTGTGGTAGACAACGTCAATACAGCGTTGCAACCGGTTATCAAGGCATTCTTGGACCTGTCTGCGATTGGAACGTTCAAGGCTGTTACGTTCCTACAAAATTTGGACTTGAAGGGTTTCACTGCAGGCGTTGGCTTGTTCGCTGAAGGGCTTAGGAACATCTTCGGTTTCCTTGGACAGATTGGTTCTCTGGCAAAATCAGCGTTCAGAGACATCTTTCCTCCGGCGACTGTGTCAATCTGGATCAAGATTGGGTTCATCTTCAGAGAGTTCACTGAACACCTCAAAATGGGAGGAGAAACAGCCGATAAGGTCAAGAACGTCTTCCGTGGACTGTTCTCGATCTTTGACATCGGCTTCACTGTTTTAAAAGAAGTTGCCAGAATCTTCATTGATCTTGTAGGGGCCATCTTCCCAGCGTCAACCGGTCTTCTGGACATTTCGTCGACAGCAGGCACCTTCCTTACAAAGATGGACACACTTCTGGTAAAGGGTGGAAAGATCCATGAGTTCTTCGAAAAGCTTCGAGATGTTGTAAAAGTTCCGATTGACTACATCAATACGCTCAAAGATACCATTGCAGGTTTCTTTGGTCAAATGGATGTTGGTACTGGAGTTACCGACACGGCATCTGCAGCTTTTGGTCGAGTTGACTCAAGATTCCAGAATTTGAAGGATGCTGCGGAAAAAGTAAGTGATGCATGGCAGAGGCTTCAAGATAGATTGCAAGGTGTCAAAGGTGTATTCGATAAGGCTTCTGATGCAATCAAGAACTGGTTTTCAGAGTTAGGCCAGAAACTTGCTGCTGCATTTCAACCTGGAGATTTCAACAATGCGCTTGACTTGCTGAATGTCGGTTTGCTTGGTGGAATTGCAGCACTTCTTCATAAATTCCTGACTGATGGTTTAAAGGTCGATTTGACCGGTGGAGTGGCTGATAAGCTCAAAGGTGTATTCGATCAATTAAACAACTCTCTCAAAGCTATGCAAGCAGATCTTAAAGCTGAGGCTTTGTTGAAGATCGCTGCTGCTTTGGGAATTCTGACTGCTTCTATCGTCGTATTGTCTTTGATTGATTCCGCTGCATTGACCAAAGCTTTAACTGCCATTGCTGTTGGGTTTGCACAACTTGTTCTTACTATGGCAGCAATGGATAAGATCGTTGGATCTGCTGGATCTGCTGGAAAACTCGCTGTTCTAGGTGCAGCATTGATCGAGATCGCTATTGCGATGACTATTTTGTCAGTAGCTGTTACAATTTTGTCACGTTTGAGTTGGGGAGATCTTGCAAAAGGCCTGGTAGGAGTAGCTGTAGGTCTTGCCATATTGGTCGGAATTAGTTCAGCCTTCGGTGAAGGCGCTCTGAGCATGATTGGTATTGGCGTTGGAGTTACAATTTTAGCCACGGGATTGTTGATTCTCGCAGCAGCAGTCAAAGCTTTCTCCACGATGGGGTGGGCAGAAATCGGCAAGGGTTTGGTCGCTATTGCTGGTGGATTGTTAATTATTGCGACGGCACTAAATTTTATGCCAGCATCAGGCGCTATTTCTGGTCTAGGTTTGATCGAACTTGCTATTGGTTTGACCATTCTTGCAGGAGCAGTTAAGCTATTTTCATTGCTTGGTTGGGCTGAGTTGTTCAAGGGTTTGATCGGTATTGCAGCAGCGCTTCTTATTCTTACTGCCGCTCTTGACAGTATTCCAGTTACAGCACCAATTCAAGCCGCAGGCCTTGTTATTATGGGTACCGCTTTGAATATCATAGCCGGTGCAGTGGCATTGATGGGTTCAATGGATTTGGGAACATTGGCCAAGGGAATTGGTAGTATTCTAGCGCTTCTTCTTATTCTATCTGCTGCTATGGAAGCTATGCAAGGAGCAGCTGCTGGAGCTTTGGCGTTGATCATAGTGGCTGGCGCAATGACAGTTTTGACAAGTGTCTTGATCACGATGAGCGGGCTTAGTTGGAGTGATCTTCTTCATGGCTTAGTTGGTATGGCTGCGGTTCTTGCTTTGCTTGGTGTTGCAGCACTTGTCATGGAGCCAGTTATTCCAGCATTACTTGGTTTGGGCGCTGCTTTGATTGTTGTAGGTGCAGGATTTGCTTTGTTTGGTGTTGGTGCATATTTGGTTGCTAATGCTCTTCAAGCAATGGCTGAATCCGGTGTTGCAGGGGCAAAGGCTTTTGTTGATTCACTTGAAATCGTGATAAAAGCTTTGCCCAGGCTTATTGCTGCTGTTGGAGAAGCGATTCTTGGTTCTACAGAAGAACTTCTTAAGGGTTTGCCGTTGTTGATTAGACTGCTAGAAGCAGTACTTGTGCAACTATTGGAATCGCTTATCAAACTTATTCCATTGGCCGCTAAAGCAATTGGCGAACTTATTATCGGAATTCTTCAGGTTATCAAAGATTCAGCTCCAGAGTATGTCGCAGCCGGTTTCTCCATTCTTATGTCATTGCTTCAAGGAATTAGAGATAACATTGGTGAAATTGTGACTACAGTCGTTGAGATTGTCACTAGTTTCATCGATGCTCTTACAGCAAAGCTTCCCGATATTGCCACTTCAGTATACAACTTCATTCTTCAATTAGCTACAACCGTCGCAGAAAAGGTCGGGGAATTTCAAACTGCTTTCATCCCAATCGGTATTGCATTCATTCAAGGCATGCTCAATGGTATCAGTCAATACATGCCTTTCCTTCAAACGGTGTTTGTAGAGATTCCTGGAAAGGTCATTGGTTGGATTGGAGATGTTATTGGTACTCTGTGGTCAAAAGGTTTTGATCTGATTACCGGCTTACTCAATGGTATCTTTGGTAAAGTGGGAGATGTCATTAGTTGGTTCGTGGGATTAGCTGGTGCAGTGTTTGGATGGGTCGGTGATACTATTGGCACTCTGTGGTCCAAAGGCTTTGATTTGATCACTGGTTTGCTAAATGGTATATTTGGTAAGGTAGGAGCTCTTATTGGTTGGTTCGGTAGTCTGGCTGGAAGTGTTCTTGGATGGATAGGGAATACGCTCACATGGCTCGTTTCCAAAGGTTCTGAAATCATATCTGGTCTAATCAACGGGCTTATTAATGGTGTGGTTGGACTTGCAACCTGGTTTGAAACTCTTCCAGGAAAGATTGCCGGTATGATTCCTAATCCATTGGATATTTTGAAGGACATTGGTGGCAAGATCATAGATGGTCTTATCGATGGACTCCGTGGGGCAATGGGTAAACTTGGAGATTTTGTAGGTGGAATCGGTGGATTCATTTCTGACCATAAAGGACCTCCTAAGGTTGACAGAGTTCTACTTATTCCTGCAGGTATGATGATTATGCAAAGTCTTATGAAAGGGTTGATGGACGGATGGCAACCCATTGAGTCTTGGTTGGATACGTTGAATCCTGCAGACCATATTGATGCGCAAGGAATGGCAGATAAGCTCAGGGACACTGTTAGTAAGATTCCAGATGCACTTGCTGGTATGGATGAGTTCAATCCGGTCATCACTCCAATGCTCGATCTTACCGAAGTACAGGCTGCTTCGAGCAAGATTGACAAATACATGCAGTTGTCTCCACTTGTTCCACAGTTGTCCTTGGATCAAGCTCGTCTTATTTCAGCTGCAACAGTACCAGATGTAGCAACTGCAGCAC